ATCGCGACGCTGGCCCGTGGGTAACTGCATAAATGGAATAAACGATGACGATCCTAAAACTACCACTTGATTAAAAGACTTGTAGTTCAAGCGTAAAATAGTTTGTTCTAAATACGATTGATAGTCGCGTGAAGAAGCAGATTGATTGATTAATTCTTTGTTATGATAAATCTCAAAGATCCCAGGTCTTTGACCGCGTATAACTTTATACTTGTTTCTTCCTATATCAAACTCTACTTCAACCTGCATATTTTTTTCATTGATACTATTGACAAGTTGAGGTTTATTAATATTACGATGAGGCTTATTAAATAGAACATAGTTTAAGGCGTCAAGCAATGTGGATTTGCCTGCGCCATTTTCGCCTACAATTAAAGTTTTGGTGGACTTACATAAGTCTATTTCGGTGAAATTATCGCCGGTAGATAAAAAGTTTTTCCACTTAAGTGTGCGGAATATAATCATATTTCTTTTTCACTCATAAGAATATCTTCAAGAACAAACATAAGGTCACAGATGGCATGGGATAATACATGACATCCAGACTCTTCATCAATTTCAATTCCTGTTTGAAACTCATTAATATGGCGTAGAGCCGCGTCTAAGTAACGCGATTGTAAATTATCTAGTTTACGCCAATTATTCGGTGAGTATTTCTGTGCACCGAATGTTAAAACATTTGAAGTTTCGCGTAAAGCGCGCGGCGGAACTAAGCTCATCATAGATTTTCCGCTATCATATTTAACGCCATTACAATCTTTCTGCATACAGTGCCTCATTATATAGTTCTTTAAGTTGTGATTTCAAAATGCTTTTATCAAGTAGAGTATCAGTTGAATCGATATATTGTGAAATTAACTCGCTGGTTTCTTCAAATTTAGTATTCTCTTCTTCAGAATCATCTAGTGCCGACGAATCATTAAATGATTCTACAATTTTAAGATCGTAAATTTTCTTTAATTGGATATTGCTTATAAAATCCTCGAATTGAGATAAGTTAGTCTTATTGGCAACAACAACCTTTACAAATTGATTATCGAAAATATTATAGTCAAATCTATTATAATCAAATTCTTCATCGTCGTACACTACTTTTGTGAATAAAGTTAGTGGATTATGAACTTGCTTAATTTCTGCGGTTTCGAGATCAAGTATATGGAAATACTTTGGATCATCGCAGTCTGCCCACGTAAACTCCATCTGAGCACCTAGGTATGAAATATTTCCATCCGAAGATTTAGTATGATAATGACCGGAGTAAACGGCATCGAACTTTTTAAAAGGTTTCATATCCATACCATCATGCGATATAGCACCACGATACATTTGAAATCCTTCAAACTCGAAATGACCTAAACAAATTGTAGCATCAGTCTTATCTAAACACTTTAAAGTGTAGTACTCATTCTCTGAATTAATCCATGGAATCATAATAATCTTTTGATCATTATTATCGTATTTAAGTTCAGTGGGCTTCATTAATATGTTAACTACATCATCGTATCCAATCATCAATTCATTTAATGAACACAGATCATTGGTATTACGATACGTAACGTCATGATTTCCTGGTATAATATCCATAATAATATTATATTCACGGAGCTTATCTAGAAAATGACAACGATTTGCGTTTAGCACCTTAAAATTAACAAATTTACGATGCTCATAGTAGTCGCCGAGATGAAGAATACGACTAATATTATTTTCTCTCAGATAAGGAAAAAATATATTAGTGTAAAACTGCTCTTGATAATCGATAAAAATACCACTAGAGTTACGAGCACCAGCATGAGTGTCGTTGAGAATAGCCACTTTAGTCATTTATGTAAACTTTTCTAAACCTTTTACTTTACTTTTTTTTTCTTGCTTTGGTTGTTCGTTATCTTGCCATGGTGTACGTATCTCATCTAAATGTTTTAGAACTGCTTGTGTGTCACCATAACCAGTTGTTGCATTAATTTCAATTGAAGCTTTTTCAATATAGCGAAGTTTCTTTTTTAGTTCTTTATTATATCGTTCGACTGTTCGCAAAAAAGAAAAGTAACATATCTGTGTAAAATACGCAAATGCGTTTGGTTTACCAGATCTAGTTGACGCTGAAATATTATAGTTACGAATTCTACGTAGGCAATCTTCTACTGCGTCCATGATTAGTTCATCTTTATAAACTCGACGAATAAATTTACGTGTATAAGTTAAACCAGTAGCAATCTTAAAAAAACATTCGCCAATGTATGGTGTAACTTGTGGAATATCTTCTCCACATTCGTCGGCTTCCTGGCATTCGATGACATAGTCATGAACCGCTTGAGTAAATTTGACATTATCGACGTAATGTTCGGGAGTCTTTTTTTGTTTTTTCATATGTCTATTATATACTATTTTAAAAAGAATGTACACTACTTTTTTTTATTACAAGTGTGTAATAATTGCTATTTCCGCAAGGAAACTGTTATAAATTACTATACATAAAATATTAAAAAAAACCAAGACATTTAATCTTCCTTTAAAAATCTTGATAATCCATACAGTCCAGAATATAGTATCCGGATTCCGGATAGATATACTATACTTGTTAAAGGTACAGAAACACTAAGAAAACACAAAATAATAATAATGTATAACAATAGGTTATAGCTATCATTATTAGACTTTATAGTAAAACTGTATAATCTACTGTTATAATAATTTATATTGGCACGGTGCTTAGTGTTTTGTGGTGTCGGTTTTTGGTTTCCAATTCTTAAGATCTACAACTTTTTCTGCAGAGTCTTCTTCTGAATTCGTAGAAATATTTTTTTCAATCTCTTCAAAAAGATCATCAATTGTTTGAATATCGCTATCTAATTTGCTAGCTTCATATTCTAATTCTTTTTCAACCGCAGCTAAATATTGTTTGCGTCCATAATCTGATACTTCAGAAATAGCAATAACTCCATGTGGCTGAAATAAATGAGCTTTTGTTCCATCAGCGTATGGCTGAAATTGCATTAAAATATACGATCCTTCTTCTGGATCAATATATGTTGAGAATGGTCTTTCGCATATGTAAGATCCTAATTCCGTGACATTTCGTATGTACGTAATTATTTTATCGCCAGATGCTAACGATAGGCATTTAATAAACTTTGGATCAAATTCATCATCAATCATTATAATATCCTAATTTTTATTTAGGGCCTGTGTCCCAAAGAAAGCAGCTACAATACCAGCAACAGCCACAAAATAAGTTGGAGCCATATTGCCTAGAACATTAGCCGCAGTTTCTAGCCCAGTTAATGTGGAAACAATAACCGCAAATGGATAGAGCAACATACCTAAAAGAGAAAACCATGCCATCTTTCTTTGCGCATCGCGCATAGAATCGGCGTCTTCTAATTTTTTTCGTTTAAACTCAGTGTCCATTTCTTCGGTCATAATTTTATATCAAATATTTTATAGTTTAATTTTTCTTTTGAATAGTGTTTTATTCGCTCAATCGAATGGGTTAGTGCGAAGTTTCTTCTTTTCTTCCAATGTAGATCATCACAAATGTCATACAAAACTGCTTCTCTACCATCAGTTGATTTTCTTAGCGTTCTACCAAGAGATTGTAGAACTTTAATTCTACCTTTATGTGGTGTAGCGAATACCAGATTATGTAAGTTCTTAATATTTATACCTGTCGAAAAGGTTCCAATAGACGCCACAATAATAGCGTTCTGTTCTTTCTCAACAACGGCTCTAATTTCATTTCTATATTCAGAGTCAACCTCACCATGTATTAGAAAAACTTTTCGACCCTTTTCGGCTTTCTCTGCTATCAGGTCATATAGAAATTGGCCATGATCTCTAAATCGAAACATAACTAATGTATTACCCTCAAGACTAGCAGAAAGATTAGCCACAAATCTATTTCTTTTTTCGTGAAGACTAATATACTTTACTTCGTCTTGGTACTTAAATTTGGCATTCCTACGATCTTCATCCGAGTAAAGAAGCTTCATAATATTGATTTGTAACGCGGATAGGTTACCTTCATCAATTTGTTCTTTTGTCGTAGTTGCTACGAACGTAGGACCAAATATTCCTTCTAAAACCATCTCATGAACCTTAGTTCCATCGAGGGTTCCTGTAGTCCCAATCTTATAGAGAGAATTTGTCATTTTATCTAAAATGCCTTGGCACACCGTAGCAGAGCACGTATGAGCCTCATCACCAATTACGCCACCGACATTCATCATAAATGTTCTTTCAAACTTAGACAATGATTGCCATGTAGAAACAAGAACTTGTTGCTTAGCATTTTTATCTTGGCCAGCAAAAATAGGATAACACATATCGCTGACTATAAAGTCTTCATCTAAAGTCGAGTAATCTTCAAAGTCAGAAATCAGCTGGTGAGTTAGAGTGGTTGTAGGAACAATAATGACAAATTTTTGTTCTGGATCTATTCTATCTAAAACCCATCTCATCACCATATACATGATAAGAGACTTACCTGTTCCGGTAGGAGAAAGAATCAATTTACGATAATTGGTAATACACTCATACGCTGCTGCTAATTGATAATCTCTAGGCTCAATTTTCTGACTACCATCACTAAGGTTTAAAGTCTGAACAAACTGATAAAACTCATCATATGTAATCTTATCATTTGAGCCAATTGTGCCAAAGTAGTTATTATTTTTAAGAACTATATTATAATTGCGCGATGGGTTATGCGCAAACTCAATCACAGCATTTAATAACCCAGCAGATAAAGTTCGCGTTCTCATATCAAAAAGACGTATCTTACCATCCCACATACCAGACTTATACTTCGGCATAAATTTATAGCCACTAGCATAAAAGCTAAAATGTTCTTGCAACTCGTGGTATACGCCCTCGTCGCTCGATTCTATTTCCATTTTAGAAAAGTTTTTATATGAGATAGTAAGTGTTTCAGACATTATGCCCCACTTTGAAACTTCATAAAGTCCAATGCGTTCTTAATGTGTTGATGTCTCCATGTCACATTATTTAATATTGACTCTAAAGTCTCAAGCATGATTTCGGTTTCTTTTAATTTATCAATAAGAGATGATACGTCTTTATCGACCATAATATAATCATCCATTTCAGATTTTAGCGGTTTTGCTAAACCTTTCCATGGATCATAATCCCAATTACGCTCGTCCATTTCTTCTCGGGACATTGAGCCTTTAAGCCACTTTCGCTTTGACATCTCAAGATCTTTTAGCTTTGACTTAATTCTATGGTATTTTATTTTAACGGCAGCGTGCATTTCTAAATACTTAGAATGTAATATCGCACTTCTTATTGATTCATCATCTAATTTGGCTTTATTTATTTCGCTATCTTTTTTCCACTCTAATAAGAGCTCTTCAATTGTCATATTTAAACATACTCGTAATAATCATAAACAAAATTTATAGATGCCTTGATGAGAGCGTCCGACCCATCTTGTGCACTAAACGTATCAATATTTATACTCGTAGGAAAGGCGGATTTAAAATCTATCGCAAACACCTGCGCCTCAGATGAAGAGTATCCAATAAGTCGAATATCTTTCCGAATAGCATCGTTTTTAGTAATATTACTAATTAACCAATTATGAACAGGAATTACATTTGTCAAACCGCTATTCACTAAAACATTTACGGCTAAATCTTCAAATGTTGCGGTTGATCCAGGATGTTTGGCCCTAATAAATCGCGCATCTTGTTCTACGGGATTTGAAGTCACGTTAGGTATCTTAAAATCGATTACCCTCATTTGTAAGTCTAAATACTCTGATCCAGGTATAGACATCGAAAAGTTAGTAGCTGTTGAATACGTACTATTAATCATATATAAACTCCATAGCTCAGATTATTTATACAAAAAAAGAAGGACCTCCGAAGAGGTCCTTCCAAATATAAGTTATTAATCTAAGATTAAGAACCGTTATTAAGAAGTTCCGTAACACGGAAGATTCTGTAGTATACGTTCGAACGGTCAGCACCAATGTTATCGGCAGCAATTGCAGCAGAACCGGTAGCATATGGGTTAGCAACCATACCGTAGCGAGTCTTAAAGCCAATTTTTGGCTGGAAGGTTGACTCATTAACGGCACGAACCATTGTCAGCGGAACATATGGGCAGTAGAAGAGACCTGCGTCATATGGAGAAGTACCGCGATAACCAACAGTTGCGTAATCAACAGTCGCATATGGATCGATGTAAACTTTGATTTTGCCGTTCAGGACACCAGCGAAGGTGTTACCTGTATCGTCTACTTCCAACTTCGTGCTCAGAGCAGGAGTGTAAGAAAGCATGCCGCTGTTATGAAGAGCAGTAGCAACGTTCGACGAACAAAGTACAAAGTTACCTTTACCGCGACGTGTTTCTTTCGCGATTTGGTTAGCTTCGAAGTCAAGCTGAGTTACCAGACCCATGAACTTCTCAGCAGACCAGCGACCATCAGCGTCGGCAGTCAGAGAGAAAGTACCTGGAGTTGTGACGTTAGCTGTTTGAGCACCAAGCTTAGCAGTAACGTTGATCGAGCGAACAACTTCACGGTTAATTTCAGCAAGGATTTCAGTCGACAGGATGTTTGCCAACTCAGCTTCAGCGTCGATGCCGTGGATAGCTTTCAGATCCTGTGCGATTTCCATCGTGTACTCAGCTTTGAGCGCACGTGTTTTCGCTGTAACAGTTGACTTTTCAATCGAGAAAGACATCTCGTTGAAAGTAGAACCATCACCGAGTACTTCGCCAGCAGCGGTGCCAAGACCGGTACCGAAACCAAAGTTATCAGCAATGTTGTCGCCTGTACCAGAACCACCAGCACCAACGTCAGTTGCACCACCAGCACCAGTTACCAGCGAAGAAGAATCGCCAGCGTGTGTACCAGTACCACCAAAGTCTGTGTCTGCTTCGTTGAAGAGAGCTTCGGTAGAAGAGTTGTTAGCACCGTAGCGTGATTTCATCGCGAAGATGAGACCAGTAGGACCA